AAAGTGTTAGAAGATCTTAAGAAAGATAAGACCGAAGTAGAAAAACAATTATCTGAATGTTATGTGGAATTAGAAAAAGTTAATTATGATTCCTCAATTGAAGAAAAAGCGAAAGAAATGACGTTGGAGTCTATTAAGAACAGAGAGTTGAATAAATTTAATGTATGAGTCAGAAAACGCTCAAAGAAATAATAAAAGAAGAGTATAAAAAGTGTTTAGTTGATCCAATGTATTTTATGAAAAAATACGTTAAGATCCAACATCAAACGAGAGGAATTGTACCATTTGAATTGTACGAATTCCAAGAAGAAACTCTTCAAGATTTCATAGATAATGACAGAAATATCGTATTAAAATCACGTCAGATGGGTATATCTACATTAGTCTCTGCGTATGCATTATGGACTATGATATTCAATCCAGGAAAAAATGTTTTGATATTATCTACTGTTCAAAATACATCAAAAGAAATCGTTTCTAAAATAAGACTTGCAAATAATAATCTTCCCAGTTGGTTAAAAGTGCCTACAGTCGAAGATAATCGTCTATCTTTAAAGTTTAAAAATGAATCTAGAGTTTTGGCCGCATCTTCCGCTGCTGATAGTGCTCGTGGTTTCAGTGCGTTCTTATTGGTAATGGATGAATGTGCGTTTATTGATAACGCAGAAGAAGTTTGGACATCTGCACAACAAACAATGGCAACTGGTGGTAGAGCTATTTTGTTATCAACGCCAAATGGTGTAGGCAACTTCTTCCATCAAATGTGGGTCGATGCTGAAGGTAAAAGAAATACATTTAAGACAATACGATTAAAATGGGATAGACATCCAGAACGTGATCAAGCTTGGCGTGATAGACAAACCGCAGAATTAGGACCAAAGAGAGCATCTCAAGAATGTGACACCGAATTCTTGTCTTCTGGTAACACTGTAATAGACTCTCAATTAGTAGAATTTTATAAACAATCAAAAGCCAAAGATCCTATAGAAATGAGAGGTGTTGACCACGGTTATTGGATTTGGGAGTATCCTGACTATAGTAGAAATTATATAGTTGCTGCGGACGTTGCTAGAGGTGATAGCACCGATTATAGTGCATTTCACGTTATTGACGTGGAAAGTCTAACACAAGTTGCGGAATATAAAGGACAGATAAATACTAAAGATTATGGTAATTTTCTGGTAAGTGTAGCTACTGAATATAATAATGCTCTTTTAATTATTGAAAATAACAATATTGGATGGGCAGTTTTACAACAGGTTATTGATAGACAATATCCCAATACTTTTTATAGTAGTGCAGATTTACAATATGTTGATGTCGAACGACAAATGACTAATAAATATAACCGTGATGATCGTAAAATGGTCCCAGGCTTTACAAATAGTCAAAAAACTAGACCTCTTCTTATTTCTAAATTAGATACATATTTTAGAGAACAATCCGTATCAGTTTATTCCAAAAGACTGTTAGACGAATTATCAGTTTTTATCTGGGACGGTAATAAAGCTACTGCAATGAAGGGATATAATGATGATTTAGTTATGTCTTTCAGTATAGGATTATGGGTCAGAGATACCGCATTGAGATTACGTCAACAAAGCATGGATTTAAACAGATCAATGTTGGGCGGAATTTCAAGAGTATCAAATGATAAAATCTATACACCAAAATCCATATCTGCACACGATGCGTGGAGTATGAAAACGGGTCAATTTAACGAGAAAACCGAAAATCTTACGTGGTTATTGTAACCACTATATATTTATATAACATATGCCATCAGAAGAATTCCAAATACTAAAACAACGTTCCTTGTATTCAAGGTTGAAACGTTTGTTTTCCACAGATGTAATAGTTCGTAACATTGGTGGTAAAAAATTAAAGGTCGTAGATACTGATGAAGCGATGTATGCGACCGACAGAAACACATTACGTGATAGATTTAATAGAGTCAGAACCAGCGCATACAATCAATATAGTAGAGACTTTACATTGAGTTATCAAGCAGCTCGTATTGAGTTGTTTAGAGATTATGATACGATGGATATGGACCCAATCATTGCATCTGCATTAGATATTTATGCAGACGAGTGTGTTACTAAGAACGAATTGGGTAAAATTTTAACTGTTCATACAAACGATACAAACATAAAACAAATACTTGAAAATTTGTTTTATGACATTCTTAACATCGAATTTTTCTTGTGGAGTTGGACAAGAAATCTAGTAAAATACGGCGATTTCTATCTAAAAATGTATATCAGTCCTGAATATGGTGTTTATTTAGTAGAACCAATAAGTGCGTATAATGTCACCCGTGTAGAAAATAGTGATTTAAATAACAAGAACTATACTAAGTTCCAAATTAATTTGCCTGAGGGTGGTAAGATTGAAGAATTAGAAAATTATCAAGTAGCACATTTCAGATTATTAAGTGATAGTAACTTCTTGCCATATGGTAAGAGTATGATTGAAGGTGGTAGAAGAGTTTGGAAACAATTAAGTTTGATGGAAGACGCAATGTTAATTCATCGTGTGATGCGTGCTCCTGAAAAACGTATTTTTAAAGTAGATGTTGGTAACATTCCTCCGCAAGAAGTTGACCAATATATGGAAAAATTGATGAATAAGACTAAGAAGATTCCATATCTTGATCCCAATACAGGTGACTATAATTTAAGATTTAATTTGCAAAACATGGTGGAAGATTTTTATCTACCTGTCCGTGGCAGTGACAGTGGAACCAGTATTGAACCATTAAGTGGTATGGAATTCACTGGTATCGATGATATCAACTATCTAAAAAATAAAATGTTGGCCGCTCTTAAAATTCCAAAAGCATTCTTGGGATATGAAGAAGATTTAAGTGGCAAAGCAACACTTGCAAGCGAAGACGTTAGATTCGCAAAAACAATTAATCGTATTCAAAAAATATTGATAAGCGAACTTAAAAAAATTGCAATTGTTCATTTGTATGCACAAGGATATACCGATGAACAATTGGTAAATTTTGACTTAGAATTGACAAATCCATCTGTAATATTAGAGACTGAAAAGGTTAAAATTTGGTCAGATAAAGTGACATTGGCCAAAGATATGGTTGAACAAAAGATGTTTAGCCGTAAATGGATTTATAACAATGTCTTCAAATTGTCTGATGAAGACGTTGACATTCAAAAGAATGATATTGTTGAAGATGCGAAAGACAATTACAGATTCAAACAAATTGAAGAAGAAGGCGTGGATCCGGCTAAACCTTTCAATAAAATTAAACCGGAAGAACCTGCCGGTGGTCCTCCTCCAAGCGGAGAAACTCCACCAGAACCAGGAGCAGCAGGTGGCGTTCCATCTCCAGAAACACCACCCTCGCCTGAAGCGGGTGGCGAATCTAAACCTCCTATGAATGAGAAATCGAAGAGACCGTCACAAGCAGGTGAACACAAATATAGAAAAGATACAAAGTTTGGATATGATCCTATGGGAAATAAGGAAAATACTAGAATTTCCCAAACTGACGCCCTTAGAAGTCAATCTAAAAATCGTTCGCCCTTGAGTTTAGAAAATTTAGAGGGACTGAAACAATATTTACAAACTCATCAAGATGTTAAGAGAGATTTGTTGAAAGAAACAAACTGCAAGTCGATGCTTGACGAAAGCAACATAATTGAGGAATAAATATTACAATTAAATGAATTTTATCTAGATTTTATTATATTTATAAACTGAGACATTATTTTTTAATATATGCAAAAAGCTAAACATTCCAAGTTTAAAAACACAGGAATATTATTTGAATTACTGACTCGTCAAGTGACAGCTGATATTTTGGCAGGCAAAGACGAATCTTCTGCCAAGAATCTATTATTTAAATATTTCACCGAGAACAAAGAATTAGGAAAAGAATGGCAACTTTATAATTTTCTTTTGAACGAAAAAGCAAAGGATGAATTACAAGCAGAAAAGTATATAAATGTTATTTTAAAGCAACGTGAAAAGTTAGATTCAAAAAAATTGACGGAACAAAAGTATAATTTAATCAAAGAAATAAAAGAGAACTATCCAATCGACGATTTGTTAAAATCAAGCATCAAAAATTACAAAATTCACGCTTCAGTTTACAAAATTTTTGAAAATCACGTCAGTTCATCTTCTAAGTTTGAAGTAAAAGAATTAATACAATCTAGAAATACAATTACTGAAAATTTATGCGGTAAAAAGAATTTGATTTCCGAATCAGAGGATGATTTGGTCAATTTTTATAAACAACAAAACGAAGATATTAGATTGTTAAGTTATAAATTGTTAGTAGATTCATTGAACGAAAAATATAAAGACTTGGATAATAACCAAAAGAGACTCCTAAAAGAATACATCAATAATATTAGCAACACAAATTCGTTAAATGATTTTGTTAAAACCGAAATTGATACTATTAAAGAATCGTTGTCTAATTTACTAGAAAAAATTAGTGATAATGTCTTGAAGATAAAAATAAACGAAGTCACAAAACAACTAGAATCTATTAATTGTAAGAAATCTTTGAAAGATAATCAAATTACAGTATTGTTGCTTTCATACGAACTTATTAAGGAAATCAAAAACCAAATTCAATAATATGGACGAAAAAAAGAAAATTTTAATCGGTGCTTTAAAAGAAAAAATTAAAGAACTTATCAGAAAAGAAATGGAAGAAGGAACCGGTACAGTTGGAGTTGCAACTCCATCTACTCCTTATGCCTTTGCAAAATCAGGCAAAGGAAATGAACGGGCAGCAACCGCATCTACTGGGTATGAAGTAGTAAAAGAAGAAGGTAAAAATGACAATAAAAAGAAAACCGATCCTTCTTCTAAACCAAAAGTTGTTCCTGTCGGTCAAGAAAAAACCCCAGATGTTGTTAAAGATCCGGAACAACCAGGAATTACAAAAGCTGATGCTGCGGTTTTAGCTAGAAGAAAAAATGTTGCGACATCCTTAGGCAACAAAGGTGAATCCGGTCATTATGCTAGATTACTTGCTCTTGCAAATAAAGAATTGAAAAAGTAATATGCGTATTTTTTTGAAAAAAATATTAGAAGCAGATGAACCTAAAGGTACATCACCATCCGATGCACCTCCCGCAATACAACCTGCTGCAAAACCACAATCACCGAGTCCAAAACAACAGGTACCTGCATCTGATTCTGTACCAACGGCACCTCAATCCAAAGATCAACAAGGGAATAGTTATAATTTAAAGTTCGATCTTGAAGATTTTCAAAATAAATTAGCACAAGCTACCGAAACAATTAAGAACGAATTTAGAGATAAAATTTTAAGTCAAATTTCAAATCAAAAAATTCAATTTAGAGCATCAAAGGGATACGGTCAACCTGAGAAGGAATATATTGTAAACGTTGATGGTGTAAGTATAGATTTCTATTATGAAAATTATGTAGTTGTGATTAAAGGTCGTGAACCAAATAAGCAAAAGGAAAGTGAATATTTTATTAAGCCACCTTATATTATTAAAAAATTAGGGGCCGCTTCAGTTCCATCGAAGAAAAAAACCACTGCACCTGTTGCTCCAGTTCCATCGCCGACACAAAATGTAGCAACTAAAGGAATTTAATATGAGTGAAAGAAAATTAATAATGGACTGTATGTCCTTTGAGATTAGCCGTGAAATTATCAGTGAGGCTATGAAGTCTAACGGTCCTTTTTTGGTAAAAGGTGTTCTTCAACGTGCAAATGCAAAGAATCAAAATGGACGTATTTATCCAAAAGAAATCCTCGAAAGAGAATCTGAAAAATATGAACAAAATTTCATAAAAGAACGTCGTGCTCTTGGTGAACTTGACCATCCAGAATCTTCTGTTGTTAATTTAAAGAATGTAAGTCACAACGTAACAAAGATGTATTGGGACGGTGACGATTTAGTTGGTGAAGTTGAAGTATTACCAACTCCGAGTGGTAATATTTTGAAAGAACTTTTTGCATCTGGAATTAGATTGGGTATCAGTTCTAGAGGTATGGGAAGTGTTCGCAAAAACGTTCGTGAGTCCGCCGATGAAGTTCAAGACGATTTTGAGTTAATCGCATTTGATTTTGTAAGCAACCCTTCAACAAGAGGAGCATTTTTGTATCCTGAGGAACAAGTAAAACTCCAAGAAGGTGTTGTTAAAAATCCAGAAACAAATAAGTGGGAAAAGGTCGAAAATATTATTCGTGATATTTTAGGCGAAATTAAATAATTTTAAATTACACAAAACATATTTATAATATATGATTAAATTAAAGAATCTCGTAGAATCATCAGTAAATCCTCTTCCAACTAACGAAGACGCTCCTCGTAAGTTGACCAAGGAAGAAAAGAAAGCGTTGGCTGACTTAGTTCATAATTACAACGAATACGGTAAGTCTCTTCAAGAATATGGCAAAGTAGTTGAAGTTGCTGATACGTTGAAGAAAATCGCAGAATATGCCGAAACATACGTTGTAAATGAATGTAGCGATTGGACACAAGCAAATGTTGCAAAACGTCATTTTGCAGAAATTAAGAAGCACGCCGAAACATTTAAGAAGCTTGCAAAAGAAGCTCACGAAAAGAATGTTCATATGACATCATTGTATGAAGATGTCGGCGGCATTCTTGAAAAATATTTTGAAATTAAAGATTTGGAATCCAAATAAAGTTCAGTTAAACGCAATAAAAAACCCACCAAGAAATTGGTGGGTTTTCTTTTTATATAGGCAATGAACCCATTTTATCTATAAAATCCATCATATTTATAAATGTTTTAAATACGTGTTTTCTGTCATTTACTATCAACCAATATCCGTCTTTATTTTTGTAAATAGTTACTTTTAATTGTTTTTTTGGAGTATCATCTGTATTATGAGTCTGTGTTTTATCGGTAAATGATAATCTAGTATCTCCCTGTGGTTCAAAGTTCATATTAAACAACATATCAAGTTCTTTCCAATTCCAACCATTTGGGTGATCGATATCATTGATACTGTACTCAAAACCATTATCAGATTCGTGAGATTCTTTTTTAATAAAAGATGATAAGTGTGTCATAAATTTACTTTTTTAACTGAAGAGTTTATTAAGTCCGATAATTTACTTAACATTTCTATATTATTTGGACTGCCGTCTTCTTTTTTGAGATTTACCGCATCTGACAATTTGTA